TGCCTCGTTTGTGGGACTGACGAACCAAGGCAGCCCGAGGTCGGCCAGGTTTTGAATCACCAAATTCACTTCAAAACTGCGAGTGATTGCTACTTGTGGTTAGAAGAGAATGAGATCTACAATCCAGTAACGCTAACTATTCACTTAGGAGATTAATATGAAAGACGGATTATTTACTCAAAACCCCGAATATCATAAGGGTACATTCATTGAGGATTCGGATGATGTTATGCATTTTCTTGTAGAATTAAGTGAAAGATTGGCAGACGAACCCGATTACGATGATTATTTAAAACTTAAATTAGTTAGTGCTTTAGAATTTTTAAATGGAGAACTAATATGAAAATGTATATCAATGAAGAAATGATCTGTCATTGGATTGGTAGCGACCATGATCATAAAGCAGAATATCTCAGCTTGTTGCGTAAGTTATTAAATGGGCAGTACACAGTCGAAGAAACTCGCAAGGAAATATTAGAATTATGGGAGGACACAGTATGACTCGAATTGAAGAGATGATTAAAAAACTAATTGACGATGACATTCTTACAATCAAATCGGCAATGTACAATAATGATGTGGAATATTTATACCACATTTTGGGCGATGGCATGGGCTATAACAATTGGACAGATAGTCAAATTGAAATGGAATACAACGAAAGAACTTGGGAGGAGGTTGTATGAACTGGGAACAACAATTCGTGGAAAGTTTTATCACCAAACTGGTAACACCCCAAACAAAAAGTTTGGAAGATCGGTATGCAGAATATCTTATGGAACATAAACTAATCGGCAACGGGGATATGCTATTATCTACAATGCAAAGAGGCGATCTGTTATCAGATTTTTGTGATTCCATTGGTATTACTATTGAACAATTTGAGGAGGCAGTATGAGTTTACAAGCAAAAATCAACGGCATTCAAGAGGCAAGGCGAGTAGGTAATAACCCGCTGCCTTGTGGCGAGGGTGTGCATCGTGACTATGACCTTGAGGCACAACGCAGAGAATCAGCGTGCGATGAAACCCAAGCGATCATTGAGAAGTATGGTTCAATTGCAAACTGGAGAGCATGGGAAAAAGAATTCTATGCATCGTCACCAGAGCGTAGAGCAGAGATGCTTGCGGAGGAAAAATGCAAATGAAACGCACTTTAGCGATAGCCTTAATTCTATACCACACAACCACGCTTGCTCAGCCATTGGCGGTAACTCCCAATGTAACGGGCGGGTACACCATACTAACGGACGAAGATTGCACTACCAGTACCAAATACCTCCAAGCGTATGCAACCAATGAGAAAGGTGATGTCACCAAGGCGTGCTGGTATCCCGAAGGTGAATTCATTTACTTTGTGCCAAAGAATGGTAAACTAAGAAGATTGCCCATTGATCAGTTTGAGATCGTTGTGCCACCAGTAAAGAAGAAAGTCAAAGAGGGTAGTAAGGTCAATGTTTAGATACTTAGTTTATGAGGATGGGGAGCTAGTGCGGAAGTTTGCATCACGCATAGAATGTGAACCATACCTCAGAACTGGGTGTACTCTCAAGGTCTTACCTAAACCCAAGAATCCAACCCCCACGATGATCATGCAACACGCTCATCAATTATGCGGAGATGCACCCTTTTGAAAACAAGAAAGAACTCACTCTCGGATTACATGAGATCGCTATATGGCATACCCACGCTTACAGTAGTAGAAGAGCGAAACCTGGCCGACCGGATTGCAACAGGGGACGAGCTTGCGCTGGAAAAGCTAGTGACTCACAACTTACGATTTGCGGTTACGACTATCAAGAACACCCCAACTTGGAGGCATTCTGGAGTTGACATGGAAGACCTAATTGGGTTTGGCAACGAGGCATTGCTCCTTGCAGCCCGAAAATGGAAACCGATCAACGACATTCGGTTTGTATCGTATGCTCGCCAAGTGATCCTCACCGAAGTCAATCGTGGTGTGGCAAACACCAAGAATCTAATTCGTCTACCAGTAAATGTGACCGAAGAGATACGGCGCATGAGGTACACCGAAAGAACATTGAGTCAAGAACTGGGAAGAGAACCAAGCTACCACGAACTTGCTCAAAAACTAGGCGTGTCACCATTGCGTATTGCTGAACTGAATGGTATACTCGACAAAGAACCCATTAGTTTGGAAAATTTCAATACAGAGCATTTAGGAGATGAGGGATATGACACTTGATCTAACAGAAGAGCAATTAAAAGCTTATCGCAGATTTATACGAGCAAGAGATCTAGTCAAATTAGTTAAAACCAATGATAATATACGAAACCCGTACATTCCCCATCGTGATTACATCGACTCAATACGATTTGAAGGTTGCAATCATTCCGTCTTTATTCAAAATGACGAATGGTTGGAATACAAAGAGGCATCATCAGCGTGGTGGCAAATTGAACCAAGGTTTAGGCACGACCAAAGAATGCGAGCCAGCCGTGGTGATTATGGTGTCGAAGACAACTGGGACGAAGATGGATCAGATGTCGTGGACATATACCAATACTTCAAGGAGGAGTAAATGAAATACTTATCAGTATGTAGTGGGGTGGAGGCAGCCACAGTAGCATGGCATGACCTTGGATGGAAACCAATTGCCTTTTCGGAGATTGAACCTTTTCCATCAGCAGTACTAGCACATCGTTTTCCAAACGTTCCCAATGTAGGGGACATGACTAAATATAAGGAGTGGAACTTAAATGATTCAATCGACCTTCTCGTGGGAGGCACACCTTGCCAATCCTTCAGCGTCGCTGGGCTTAGAAAAGGACTTGAAGACCCAAGGGGTAACCTCATGCTTACCTATGTGGGCATTCTTGACAAATTTAGACCCAAGTGGTGCGTTTGGGAAAACGTGCCAGGTGTCCTCAGTTCAAACGGAGGACGGGATTTTGGTTCCTTCCTTGGGGCGTTGGTCGAACTCGGGTATGGGTTCGCCTATCGGGTGCTTGACGCTCAACACTTTGGAGTACCACAAAGACGCAGAAGAGTCTTCGTTGTTGGATGTCTTGGAGACTGGGTTAGTCCCGCAAAGGTTCTTTTTGAGTCAGAAAGCTTGCTCGGGGATTCTAAGACGGGCAGAAGTAAGAAACAAAACTCTTCCGCCACTTCTACATCAAGCACTGAAATCAATGGCGGAGCAGACAGAATAGCTCATGCTATCTCAACCAAAACAAGACATGATCCTACAACCAATACGCTGATCCCTTGTCCACCCGATGGGAAAGATACCATTGGAACTTTGATGGCTCGGGATTACAAAGGTTTTGGAAACCAAGACATGAAAGACGGGCGAGGATTAATTGTTTATGAAAACCATCCCACTGATTCTCGAGTCCGAGAAATGGGGTCTGTATGTACCACTGTTACTGCGAGATGGGGAACTGGTGGTGGGAATGTGCCTTTTGCTTTGGCAGAAAATACCATTGGAAGACAACCCATGAATGGCGGTAACGGTAATGGGTTTACTGAAGGTGGGCCGATGTACACTCTGAATGCTACTGGCGTACATGGTGTGGCGTATGGGTTTGAACCCGGAATTGCCAAGCGTGACGGCAACCCAAATCGTTTTGTAGAAGATAAGACTCCAACATTGCGTGCCAATATGGGTGACAATCAAACGGCTACGGCATACGCAGTTGATGTGTATAACCAAGCGGTTGATGGTGATGTGGCTGCTACACTAACAAGTGCGTGCGGTGGTACAAACACAAGCGGACCTAAGCTCATGCAGAACATGGCGGTGCGTAGGCTTACTCCAATTGAGTGTGAGCGGTTACAAGGCTTTCCCGATAACCACACCAACATTCCTTGGCGTAAGAAAGAGGAGTCGCCCGATGGACCACGCTACAAAGCGATGGGCAACAGTATGGCAGTACCAGTAATGCATTGGCTTGGACAACAAATTCAACAAGTGGAGGTATTATCATGATGGTATCAGTACTTACAGGTTTCTTTTTATCTTCTGGTGACGCTCATTGGGGCTGGTGGATGTTATTTTGGTTAGCATTCTTTGCACAATTTATTCTTACCACTATAATCAGTATGTTTTTAGTAGTAAAAAGAAAATGATTAGTTTTAAGTTTCGTAAGATCATTCGTCGCAATGCCTTTACTCAGGTATTTAAGAGTTTTGGAAAGCGACGTTCGATGTTTGATTACAAGCATTTAAAAATAGTATGTCGTAACCCAAGAGCAAAGCGAACCAGCAATCAAATGATTCGCAGAGCCAATCAGGGTCATCGTAATAAAATATATGGACGCATCAACGCAATTAAGACACGATTAACATTTGGCAGATACCCAAAAGTGCCACAATTTAGGAGATAGTATGGACACAAAAGAATTGATTGAACAACTAGATCAACGATACGGCAACCCGCACGCTAAAGAGTGTGCTCTCATTCAAGAGGCTATCCGTGTGTTGCGTTACCAACAAGAAGAGCTTGAGGCTCTGATGGATCAGATCAAATGAGCGAGCCCAAACGCAAGATGATTGACCCGCCCAGTGGTTGGAGGTATGGCTTCCCAAAAGAGATACCGGAGCATGTTGATGACACACGCCAGTGGTTATTAGATAACGGCTACCCGCAGTCAGAGATCGACGCCTGCGGTGACTCATTTTTTGTGAGGGGTTGGTACGAATGAGTTTTACCATTTACCAAGTAGACGGGCTCAAGACCATTCAGTGGTTTCCTACAATTGATACCCTTATTGCCAGCATGCGGGCCAACCCCAACGACAGATATTGGAGAAATACATGAAAGCTAGACAAGTAGAAGTGTTTGACCAGGATGGCAACTTAGAAAAGATTGAGATTACCTTAGAAAACGGCACTCATCTTTTTGACGCACAATGGGATGAAAATGATGAGCAAACCGAAAAGAATCGAATTGCTTTTCGAGAATGGACAAAACGCATGGTCAGTCAGCAAGGACATGACCTCACTTAACAGATGCCCTTCGGGGCATTTTGTTTTATGGTGCGCCGCAAAAGACACAGTATCCACCCTATATTTGACTTTACACCCTACTGTGTTTTCTTTTATTAAATTAAAATAGAAATAATAAAGAAATACTATGGATACTGTGGATTGCATGAAATTTCAATAGAATTATCAAATGGAATCAACAACATACAAACTAAATGGTGCGCCGCGATACAACTTTTTCACCAAATCGTATCCTGTCTTCTATGGATAATGATTACTTTTAGTTATATGTATATTACTTTTATGTCTAGAAATAGTGCAAAAGGTATGGCAAAATTTGCATAAGTAGATAGCACACAAGGAAAATAGATGAAACCAAAGACATTACCCGTTCTATTTCAGAACATACCGCTTGGATTGCGGTCAGTACCAAGATGGACACTATGGAATTATGTATTGATTGGCGAAGAGGATACCCAACGTTGGTCAAAACTGCCAGTACAACCCACTGGCAAAGCAGCCAGTTCAACTAACGCAACAACATGGACAGACTTTCTGAGTGCAGAAGCTGCCTACTTAACTGGGAGATTTGATGGCATCGGCTTTGTGTTCACTGGGGACGATCATATTATTGGTGTCGATCTTGATGATTGTTTTGATGATGTAAGCAACCAATTCACCAATGCAGAACTAAAGGGCATTGCAGACGGCATTCAAGGTTACATGGAAATCAGCCCATCGGGTACAGGTGTGAAAATATTTACCCTAGCTGATCTTCAAGGTGCCCATGTGGATCACGATAAAGGATTGGAGATCTACCCTAAGGGTCGGTACTTCACTGTCACTGGTCACAAACTGAGTGGTGAGTTACCATCTGAGTTGCAAGACATTACTCACCTTATTCCAGAACGAACAGTCCGCTCATCAGGCGATGCCTTTGCAGACTACAATCCGCCCCTAGAAGGGTGGGACATGGCCAAGGTAGAGGCAGAGCTACTCCCACAGTTTGATCCGCACTGCGGGTACACAGATTGGCTACAAATGGGTATGTGCCTACACCACCAGTTTCAAGGCGATCTAGAGGCTTGTGAGATGTGGGATCGTTGGTCATATGGTGACGGCAGTGTGGTGAACTACACTACGAATGCGTGCGAGAACAAGTGGAAGACATTTAACCAAAAAGGTGGTGGTGCGACATTGCGTACACTAACCTTTAAGATCTCACAAAACAATCGTAGCGAGGCACTAGCCAAAGGCGACTTGATTCTTGGTGTAGCACCAATGGAAAACGCTCAGACATTCTTGGACGCCAAGTTCTCTTGTGAAGAAGGTGTTAAGTTAGTGCATTACGCTGGAGATTTCTTTGCTTATAAGGGCACACACTATGCCGATATGGAAGAGTCCACAGTACGCTCTGATCTGTACAAGTTTTTAGATCGTTGCAAAAAACAAGATCGCAAAGGTAACATCGTGCCGTTTGCACCAAACCCAGCCAGTGTGAGTGCTGCTATGGACGCCTCCAAAGCTTTAGTACACTTGGAGAACCATGCCAACACTCGTCCTCCAGTATGGCTCAATGGTTACAGTGCCAATCGACCCGAGGCAAGCAAACTGGTAAGTTTAAAGAACGGACTATTTCATTTAGAAGACAACATTCTGTTACCACATTCATTGGGATTCTTTACCCAGAACTCATTGCCGTTTGCGTATGACCCACTGGCCGAATGTCCACAATGGAATCAATTCTTAAGTGATGTATGGTCGGACGATCAAGAGTCAATTGATTGTTTGCAAGAAATGTTTGGGTACATCCTATCGGGTGATACCATGCAACAGAAATTCTTTAACATTATTGGACCACGACGCTCGGGTAAAGGAACAATCAACAAGGTGTTGGTTGAATTGCTCGGTCAGCATAATACTGTAGCACCAGAACTAGGAGAACTTTGTGATACCTTTGGACTTCAACCTTGGCTCGGAAAACTTTTGGCATCTTTCACTGATGCTCG